TGTCGCCCTTCTTGCCCTTCATCGTCATTTTGTTGACGAGGTTTGCCAATACTAGGTTCTTCTGATATGCAGCGATTACTTCGTCAGACCAAATCTCTGGAATGAATTTATCTGCTGCTGTTTTGTTAACGATAGATGTACTACCGCCTGGGTATGTTACTGCTGCCATTTTAAATCTCCTAAAATTAAATTAAATTAACGTACCCGACCTTCTGAGTAAGCTTGTAGAATTTCTTCTGCCATGCTTTCATATCTGGTAGGGTCTTGCATTCTTAAGCGAATAAGATCTGCACGACGATAAACAGGTTTTGTTGACTCTCCAGTGCCACCTTGTTGGACAGCAGCAGTCTTAAGTGCCTTGCTTCGGTTCTCTTCTTCGACCTTCTTCAGCGATTCGTCAGCAGCTTTAGTAGCTTCTACTTTTTGTTGTTTGACGTTGCGTATAGACTTGTAAGTCCCTAGCAGTTCTAACGCTGAATCTACATCGTAGTTGTTTGCCTTAGCAAATAATTCCATCCGTACCTTTGATCCTTGAATCCAAGAAGCAAAGTCTTCAGATTGTGCTACACTTAAATAATCAGGATGAGCTTTCTCAATCGTCTGCAATGCAACCACTTGGGCTTGTTGAGCTTGCTGCTCTTGCAATTGCTTTAAGACTGGGTTATTGGCTACAGCCTGGTTCACTGCCTTAGCAGGGTCTTCGTACCAATCAATCTCTTGTGCTTTACTTGGCTGTGTGTCGTGCTTCGATTCGAGTTGTTGCTTTAGAAGCGAGTCAGCTAACTTACGTACTTCTCCAACTTCTTGTGCCTGTCGTCCGATTAACTTCTCGGCTTCTTGATGCATCTTGATAATCTCGTCTAGAGCTTTACCACGATACTTCTCAGGTAATTCAGGAGCAGCCTCTTCAGGTTGTGCTGTAGTTTGTTCTACAGCGTCTGGGGTTGTACTCTGTTCTTGTGTTGGATCAGTAAACTTCTCGTCAGTTACTTCTTCTTGCAGTTCGATAAAATTAGCAGCCATGTATATTCTCCTGTCGCAATGCGATTTTAGGACATTTAAAAAATAGCTCGGTGGTCAAGAGTCCATTTACGAGCCGTGATTTGCTTTTGTTTTTCTCTCCAATGCCAGCTTCTCAGCTCTCATTTTTGCCCATCGTGCAGTAGCACTAGGGAAATCTCCAGAGATAGGATCTAAACCCAACCTAGGAGAGGAAAGAATGCGAGTAGCAATCTCGCCACACTCACCACACCGAACTTCTTTTGTGTCTACATCGACGAAGGCTTCGGTGATATGCGAATCGTTACATCGAAAGTCGAATAATCTTCTAGCCATTATTTAAACTCTCGTAAATATGATAACAACGATATTAAAATATCCTCATCATCGTTAACTAAACCTAATGCTATGTTACAGTGGTGGCATAACAGTTTTCTAACTTTTCCTGTTTTATGACAATGGTCAACAGCCAGTCGCTTTTTGTTTTCTTGCTCTGTCTTACCGCAACAAGCACACTTATAATCCTGTTCTTTCATCATTTGATTATAATCTTCGGTTGTTATTCCGAACTGTTTCAAATGACGGTCTCTATACTTATCTGTATGATAGTATTTCTGTCTTGCTGAATTAGTGCATTTTCTACAAGCAGCTTTTAAACCACTTTTAACTCTAGTATCTTTTTCAAATTCGCTAGAGTCTTTAATAATCTTACACTTGCTACAAGTTTTTTGAGGCATTGTCTTCTTCCTGCTGAAGCTGCTCATATACTTCTTCGCTAGACTGTTTTAAGTTCTTAATCCACGTCATGATAGAGACTTCGCCCTTTCTGAAGTGGAGCTGCTCTACAGTTTCTACACCTTTGACAGTGTCTGTGGAGCTAAGCATTAAATCTATGTCTTCTAACAGATCCTGCCACCCTGGGGTAGCCATCATACTGAATCTGTTCTCGTAGTAATCTTGTAGTTCTCTATTCATACTCTTTTTCCTTGACAAGGAGAGTTTATTGTGGTAATATACTATATATTATACCATACTTTTTACAATTTGTCAATAGTTATTGCATTTTTGTAGCAGTTTGTAACATAGCAATACGCTCGTTAGACATGATATCAGCCTCTTTAAGGGCTAAATTAGCGATTTTCTCCACCTGTGTGAAGGGGTCAGCACCCATTGGCTTGTTTGCAGCCTCTACAGCTTTAATTTGGGTCTCTACAGGGATTGCCTGAGCCTGAGCTCCAGCTCTTTGAGCCTCAGCGATAGCCTTAGCAGCCTCAGCCTGGGTCTTCTGTAGCTCTGCCTGAGCTGTAGCCATAGCAAGTTGCTGCATTTGCTGCTGCATTGGGTCAGGTTGACTCATTTGCTGGAGTCTAGAGATGATTTCCTCACGATTAGAGATGCTAGAACCTTGGATTACACCCTGTAATAGCAGTGGAACGATAGGAGATTGAGCTCCTAAGGTAGACATTAAACCCATCATCTGCTGTTGTTCGTACTCACGAGCTACCATTCCTAAGGTAGATACAGGCAAGAACACAAAATCCTTCACAGGATAGCGATCTGGGTCAAACTGCATGAATCTGTAGGCAGATTTGGTGATGAAAGGGATTAAGAAGTCTTCTTGGAAGTTAATCAAGGTACGCTTGTTCTTCTTCATCAAGCCCGATAGAGCCATCGATAAGCCAGCACCAGAGGCTTCTCCTGCAGCTACCTTGTCAGGCATAGAAGCAGTGTCCATTGTTCCTGTTGCTTGTAGGAGCATAGACTGGAAAGCCTGAGCAGTGCCCATGTTTAAAGGATCTGTGTTGCCAAACTTAAATGGCATCATGATCTCGTTAGGATTACCGTTGACTAGAAGGTTCTTACCTGGTCTTACGTCATACTTAGCACCACGTGGTAGACGTGTAGCATCCATCGCCATCATCGGAGCAGTGGTCAAAGCAAGGCTATCTAAGTGAGCACGAATCTGTGCGTCGATAGCTTTCTGCATGTTGTAGCCCTTCTCAGCAGTACCACGACCCCAGAAACGACCAGGCATCGAGTCAGCTTGATAGGCGACAATAGGACGATCCTTCATCATGTAAGGATTCTCTTCAGCCTTTAAGAGCCACTGATCGTCAGCGATAACGACAATAGCTTCTACCATGTCTTGGTAGTCTTCTGCGTCTGAGCCTTCAGGGAAAAGATCTACCATCTCTTCGCCTTCTTCCTTCTGAAGGTTCTCTATGTATTCACGAGGAACTAAACCATAGTAGCGAATGACTCGTACTTTGTCGTCCTGCTTAGGAGACATCTCTTGGACAGGTTCTAGTTCCATGTCGTTGTAGCTAGGGGTGATTCCTACTTTACGATATGTACCATTTACCATGCCTTTGATTATAACGTGATACGGCATGTACTCCTCAATTGCTACACCTAAAGAAGAATCAACATCACGAGCGTTAGGATCAATGAGGAAGTTACGAGGATTGATTGGGTTAAGGTGTACCATGAACTTCTTCTCTTCGGTAACACCAATAGCTGCCATGCTAGTGCCAGGGATAGGCTGAGTAGAAGGATACATTACTAGTTTCTCTTCTACGGTAATCTCTCCGATACCAGTGCCATAGAGCTCTGCTAAGAGGATTACATCATCAACACTTTTCTTGACCTTAGTAAACTTAAAGTCTTCATGCATCTGCTGACGTACTAACGGAATGTCAGACTTGTCTTGATCTTGGCGATCATCCGTGATATCAAAGAACTCACCACGACCAAACACTGCCTCAGAAATCTCAGCCTGTTTGCCTTCGATAGCTTGCTGGAGGGCGGGAGTAATAAGACGAGATCTCTCGGACTCACGAGTCTTGTCAGCCCCATCCCAGATTCCTCTCCAAAGTCTTTCATACTCTTCCCATTTGTCTAAATAGTTTACATCTCGATGGTCTCTCCATCGGTTACAGTGATCAACAATAAACGATACTAACTCTTTATCAGATTCAGTAACTGGGTCTTCTTTAAATTCTGCCATGTTTTAAATTCCTGGAATGGTTGATTGTGGAACTTGCATCTGAAAGGGGTCTGCAGCACGAGGAGCAGTCATGTTGTCGATGGTTATACCTGCTCTACGATTTAGAGGGTCTGTCTCGATTGCTTGCATCGCAGGATTAGCAATACGCTCTGCTACACTCATACCACGACGCTGTTCAGTCTGACGAGCGAATACTTCTCCAGCCACACGCATATAATCTGCAACAGACTGTTGATAAGCTGAGCCAGTAATATCTTTTGCTTCAATAGCACCGCTTAGTCTAGGATACTTCTCAGCTCTGGTGATAAACTTATCAGCTAGTTCTTTACTACGGAAAGCTTTTTCTAAAGAACGACGAGCAGATAAACCATCTGGTTTGATTAATCCAGCGACTGCCTCAGATACTTGATCGGTACTAAATCCTAGATTTTTAAATTGCTTAGCAAAAGCCACAGAATCGTCAGGAGATTTAGCAACCATTGTTCCAAGCACTGCCTGTGCGTCTGTGTATAGTTGATTCTCTCTTAAAACTGTTTTAAAACTTTCACCTCTTGTGAATAATTCTTTACCTTGGACGTAGTGTTGAATCTCGTGTAGAGCAACCTTAACTGGGGTATCTGTCTGTCTCCACTCAGAATGCTGGCGATTAAACAAAATCATATTATCTTTAGGAGAAAAAGCTGCTAAACGAGAATCCACAGGATCATCAATAAAGCTGATTGTTACATCTCCAATGTCTGGATAAGCTTTCTTTAGCACATCTGCCTTGAATACTTCGTCGAATGCTAAGATCTCATTCTCAGGGATCTTGTTAAGGTCTACACCTTTACGTAAGTCTACATTCTTGTCGCTGATCTCTAGCATTGCTTTGTTAGCTACTGGGTCAAATGCTATAGCTTCTTTACCATAGATTGTATTCCATTCATCCGCAGGAAGTTTAAACCAATCACGCTGTGCGTTCTCTAAGAGATTTGTAGCAGCAGGAGCGTCAATCATTCCTTCTGCTCCTAAGTTACTAATACCTTCCCTACCAATGAACATCTCAGGCATTTTAGAAGGAGGTTGTCCAAATAAAGTTTCAGTTATTCTTCGAGAACCTAAAGGAGAAGAATCTATTAAACTATCTGCTATGCCAAATAATTTACCAACTATGCTCATCTAATATCCTGTTATAAAGTCACTCGGTTCATATTCGTCTTCCTCTTGGTTTGTAAAGTATGACGTTACAGCCAATTGGTCAACATAACTTAAAGCATCCACTAAGTCATCATGTACTTGAGACGTAGGGAACATCAGAAGCTGATCTACAAACTCTGTCCAGTCTTCGTCTTCATTCAATACTACTTTACCATGCTCGAAGCGTCCTTGTAATGCCCAGACGATTCTCTCAGTCTTTTGCTTACCGCCATGCGTTAAATCTTGTATGTGAGCGTAGACGTTGTTTGATCGCATTAGATCACTGAGGTAAGGTAATACAGCATTACGTACCGTTCCTCTTTCAATTCCTACACCCACTGGTTGAAACTCTCTGATGTTCTTTAGAATCCTAGCTGCAGCATCCTTAACATCCCAGCGTCCATGCTCAATCTTTCTTACAAACCAGATACCATCATCTGTTACTTTTACCACAGCGATAGCTGATTCATCTAGCTTCTTAGCCCTAGCAGAGGAGTAGTTTGCATTAGTAAACCCTGCTAAGTCTATGGCAATATGGTAGACACCGTCTGTGGGTTCTTCTCCATACTGTATCCAATCTTCTTTAAATAAATCTGTTCCAGCGTTGTCGAAGCTTGCTTCGTATTCCTGCTTAAAACTGAATGACGATAAAGTCTTTTTAGCTCCTTCAATCTCTTTCGGATCAATAAGCGGATTGTCTTTGGTCGTGAAGTGCCAGCTCTTCCACTCCTCATCTTCTTCAGAAGACCCCAGGTTATACATATCGTAGAACCAGTTGCGTCCCTTCGGAGTCCCAATAAAGAGTGCTTTACCCTTTTTGTCCGATAACGCTGCACGTAACACCTTCTCCCAAGTCTCACTTTTAATATCCGCTACTTCGTCCAATACCAAGAAAGTAAGGCTAACCCCACGAAGGGTGTCAGGTCTATCGCTACCTCGTACATAAATCTTAGCACCATTTATCAGTGTGATATCCATGTTGTTGACATGACTGTTACTGATTACATCTCTACCCAGCTCCATTAGCAAGTCCCAGATAATCTGTCTTGCTTGCCCTTGGGTAGGGGCTACATACATCACTGCTGAGCCTTGAGGACATCTCAGTCCCTCCACCAAGAGGGCTACTGCTGAGAGTCTACTCTTACCACAGCGTCGTCCTGCTACGATAACCTTAAACCTTGTATCGTCGCTAAATACTTTCTTTTGCCAGGGAAGGAGCTCGAAATTAAGATTCATCGTCATCTACCATGTCGATGGTCTCTACAGCCTCTACCTTAGTCTCACCTAAACCAGTGATGTTAATTGTTACAGCATTCCGCTGACCCTTAGCATCTTTCTCGAATAGGGAGACAGGTAGAAGTCTATCCATGCACATCTTCAGACATGCTACCTGGTCTTTATCGCTATCGTCTAAGGCTTTCCTTAAGACAGTATCGATTACCTTTGTTCCAGTGGTACTCAGGAGTCTAGCTTTAAATTCTTGTATTCTTCCTGTGTCACCCTGGGGTCTACCAACTTTACCTCTTTTACGCTTCGCTTCTACGACAGCCTTAGGAGGACGACCCCTACGTGGTATAGACACAATAACTGAATTATCTTCTTTATCTTCTAAGTTCACTTCTAAGCCTTTTCCTACGTGAGTAGAGACTAACATTTAAAATTACTTCTCTTCTAAGTTATACTTAGAAGTTAACTAAGTAGTTTTTATATTATTTGGTTTTTATATTGTATTTACTTAGGAACTGACTTAGCGTTTTTCTCCTTAG